TGATATACTCTGGACGACCAGGACTGTGGGACGACTGGTTAAAGTTTCAAGCAGATCAAGCAAGAGCTCGAAGAGAAGAGATAGCACGATTAGAGAGAGAAGCTATTGCAAAGAAAGAAAAAATGGTTAAGATAGCGCAGTGGTCTGCGTTCGGTGTCATATCTCTCATAGTTACAATCGGAATCGTCTGGGTCTTGATCGTAGTGTTAGCAAAGTAAACTACTAACGCTCGGAAGTTATACCAGAGATCTCTGCGTTAAAATCAGTTAAGTCGACCTTGATATAGCTGTCAACGTTATCGAAGCTTATGCTCTGCATGCTTCCAAACTTTGTGTCATGAATGTAAAGCTGAATCAACGCGTAGTGCAAGACCTTCATCAGATCTTTTCTAGCGTCACTCTCAGTTCCTTTCTTACCATATCTCTGAGCATACTTTAACACGTTACCGATGCAGAATCCAGTTCCGTGGCCGCCGTCGATCACAAACTCAGTTGCTTGAAACTTATTCACCGAATAATGACCTTCGTACGTTGAGTCAATATACTTCTTAAATTCATCGATAAGATTTGCTTCATTAAACTTGTATTCGATTGTCATTTAAATATTCTCTTCAATAGTTCATTTGCTTCAGCCATGTTGCTTTTTTCTATAAGAGGCTCTAACCTATCTAATTCTTTTTCAATAGAAAAAGAAAGGCTGATGTCGTGAAGCGAACCTCCGGTTCGTGAAAACACAATCATTGTACTATTATTATAATTTATAGCTTTATTCCAGTCTATGATATAATTATTGTTCATATCAAGAGAAGGAGGCTAAGCCTCCCTCCTTTCTTAAGCTGCGTAGCCGGCTGCAAACGCTGCAGCGACCATCGCCTTTGAAGGCGTTCCAACACGATACTTAGTGGCCTTTTCGCCAGTGTACAGTGTCGCGGGGTTTGAATAGATACACACGCCTTGACGACGAAGTTCAAACACAGCTGCAGTAGGATTAGCAAGCTTAAACATGCTCTTGATCTGTTTGGCTGTAACAGATGCGCCAGTGTTCAGATAAGCTTCAAGTTTAGCAAGTTTTGACATATTATACTCCATGATGAATGTGCCTCGATCTAGGACACAATAAAAGTTGAGGCGACGCTTTTATTGCGTATTTTGTTTATTATATCACAATATTATGTAAAAGTAAACAACTTATTTTTCTTTTAAAGAGTGAGATGGAACAAACCGCATTTTTGTTTTAAACACAATCATCCACACCTCTTTTGATAAAGAGTATCTCGTTATTCTAGGATTTAACTTTATGACGATAACATCATAGCGGATGTTCTTAGTCAGGTACAAGCCGTTTCCATTTCTTCTTTAGAGATCTCTTCTGGAAAATCATAAAAAGCTACTTTAGGATTTATAGAAAGTTCTAATCGAGCTTCAATCGCTTCAGAAAAGAGAACAAATGGTCCAGCATACTGAGGCCTTTGACTATCGCCCCAAAGAATATACTTTACTCTGTACATGTCTACCTCTCTTTATTTTTGTCCTTATGCTTTTGTTTACGAGTGTACTTCACTTTGACGGTGTGGCGACCAGCGCCACTGCGCTTCGCATATTTCGCCACAAAGTTTCTCATTTTACCGCTCCTTTTGTGCAAACGGTGTTTCATTATAACCAGCCATGTAAGCTGCGATCTCTTCTTTACTCATGTCAACTTCTTCGATCTTAACCGATTGATAAGTGCCACCGGTGAAATAATGCGGATTTGCTTCACGGCCGTACCACGCATCAGCAGAGCCGCGATCATATGCACCACCGTTGCGAGTAAAAACTTTACGATTAGCGTAACTCATTGCGCAATCTCCCATTCTTTGCAAAGGTCGTCATACTCAAAAGACGGCTCATAAAATCGGATCTCGCCGTCATAATCTAACTGCGATTGTTCAAACCACGATAGATAATCATCAGTCTCAATCGACCAATCGATTATATACTGCTCTGAAAAAGCATTCGAATACTCAATACCATCTATATATTTTATCACGGCATTGAAGTCCTCGTTCAAAGGAACATTCTTTACTTTGTACTCCTGTCCACCCTTGTTCTTCCAGTAAGGGTTCTCAGCAGTACCGTAGTTCTCACAATACTGAGTGCGGATGACAAGCATAGCCATTATTTCAATTCCTCTAGTTTAGTAATGACGGTATCAATGACGCTCTGCGACAATTCGCTTTCGGGTAATGTTCCTTGAATCTGTAGCAGAACCACAACATATACACCAATAAGACAAAGTACAACCGTAAAAACAAAATTGCGAGTAGCAAGTAAAAATGCGTTCATGATTATTTCCATCCCCTTGAGCCAAGATTAATTGATTGACGACCGATATTAAAGACTGAACCCTTAGTTGCAGGAAAAGTCTTCATTGACTGCGTAACTCGCTGAGGCTTACATTGTTGAATAACGCCACCCTTAGCGAGAAACTCTTGCATTGCTTTATCGTAATCAGATTTGCTAAACATAATATAATCTCCAATAAAAATTAGATCAACGTACCAAGAAGAAAGAAGCCGCCGGCGATCGCGATACCGATTGCAATCAAGACCATGATCACGAATCCAGCACCCATGTCATCCATGCTTAACGGATCAACACCAAACAGCTTGCTGATCAAGAAGGCAGGAACAATAAATGGGAGAATGATAACAGCCCAAGCAGCTTTCCAAACAACCTCAACAGCACCTATTGCAAAGTTTTTCAATTTGTTTCCTTTGTTATCCATCATGAGTACCATTATACTCAGTTTTTCGAAAAAGTAAACAACTTTTTGCAGTTGTATCATTTTTGATACAGTTTATAAGTGTTTGATTTTAAATGAAGTTTTAAAAGCTCTATACTTAAGTTGTTGATTTATAAAAGATATTTTTTTTGTGATAAGATAAGTAAAAGATTTTTACTAGTCAGTGGTCGAATAGTAAACCTTTGTTGGACAATACTCGTCTATCATAGGGAAAGCTTGGTGTATAGCTTGAGCACAGGCTAGAGCGAGTTCTATGTGCTCGAGCTGCGTGCCGTTTCCAGTTCGAAGCTCGATATAGTGAATCCAAGACCTGATTGTTCCGTTGACGTATAGTCTAGAAAGAGTCAGTCCTTCTGGTAGTACTGCTCTCGCTTGCTCTTTTGCGATGCCATTTTTGATTGCCCATTCATACTCTCTTTGTGCCGTAAAGATAACTCTCTTTTGAGCTCTTTCCCATTCAAGCTGTAACATCTTATCATCTGTCTCTATGCTGTTTTGTCGATTTTTCTTATCTTGAAGACGTGCCTCCCTACATATAAATTCCAGATCTTTTGTTGGATCGGCATAGCGTTGGGAAAATTCTTGAAAGGAAAAGGAACGGTGTCGTAGTAACTGACGTGCGATGTCTCTTGTCGTCTCGATCTCAAGGCAAGCCGAGACCATTTCAAACGGGGACCAATGCCTGTTGTTGGCCAGGTATCGTATGAGTTTTTCTGCAGTTTCGACGTTGAGTTGATTGGAGGGATTGGAAACTCTGGCGCAGAATGCAATAAGGTCCTGCGCGTTAGTAAGTCCTTGATCATATATCTCTCTCGTAGGAGTTGAAACACTAATGAGTCTTGCTTTCATCTACTAGTTTCTTTCTTTTATCTTATAACTATCTACAGAGGAAACCAATTCTTTTATTATCAAGCCAGCCATTACCGTCGTCATGACCACTCAAACAAGGTTTGAATTCGTAACCTTCCTTTGTTGTTGATTCATTGTTCCATACTGGAATAATCTCTTCGTACTGCATCACATGGTCCATTCCTAGTCTCAGGTGAACTTCAACTATCTTATTACCTATCACTTCTATGTTTAATAGGTCAACGTCTAATCTTTTAAGTTGTTCTGGCAGATCAAACACGTGATCACTCTTCTTCCAACTATAAAATCTATACAAGTCAGTCGGGTCATTATCACCAATAAAGCAGTTCAGTTGCTCAAACACTCCATCTTTTTTGATGTAGTCAATCGAGTAGTGGTAGCCATTGAACACCTCTACCCAGAAATAACCTGGAGGAACTGTTCTTAGATCTGAAGTGGTTAAGTATCTTTTTGATGCACAGCAACCTAATCCTCTCAAGTTATATATCGGCCTGACGATATACATGTCATCTTTCGGCACCGAGATACCCGCAGGTCCACACAGGTATCCGAACGTTTCAGCTACATAAAGCTTGTTGAACCACTTTCTCAGGTGAGGAAATCTCTTATAAGCCTCTGTATCAAAACAGATATCATCAACTATTTTTTTATCTTTTTTTTCCACCACGGTTTCACGTCTTCGGTGTAGCTTTGAACTTCAATGATCTTTTCTCTATAGTAAGGCAGGCCGTCTTCTGTAGTGTCTACATAAAAAGTTCTACGCAAACCTTTTTCAAATAAGATACTATCGAAGTTCTCTTCAATAAAAGTAACTCTAGACATCTGTCTTAGTCTTTAAGCTGTCTTCAAAGTTGTCTAGTCCGCGCTTTAATGCACTGACGAAACCGAGTTCAATCAGGAACTGCTTCGCTTCCTTGTCAATATCTATTGTAACTCGAGCTGGACCCTTGTCAGAGTCTTCAAAATAATTTAGTACATTAACGTCCATCGTGTTCCTTTATAGTTTAAAACTTTCGAACTTAGACCTCTTTGCTTCTTGAGATCTATCAAACAAAGGAGTATCATCTGTCAGTGTCTGCTGAGTCTCTTCAACATCATAGAGTCTCATCTTTGACCTGTCAACTCCAATGACAAATCTCTTGTGCACGGTTGGGTCGTTGTATCGATTCTTCAACTGCTTGACCATCATTTGACCTTGCTGCTCGAGCTCTTCTGTGGAGATAAGAGCAAACATGAAGTCTGCTGTCGCTGGTAGCCCAAACGATTCTGAGGTGTCTTCCAGTCCAACGTCTGAGTTTGAGTAACCGCTTCTTGTTGTTTGAGTCGCTGATACGATGGGTACGTCAAACTCGACAGCAAGGCCACGTATTTCCTCGGCAATCGCTTTGATATAGTTGTACGAATTGATGGCACCGCCCATTCCTTTCATTCTTGAAGATGCACATATATTAAGGTAGTCTATGAATATGATATCAGGCTCAAACTGTTTCTTAAGCTTAAGTTCATTCAACAGACCGCGAAAGTGACTCGTATGTGCTTGACCAGTTGGATACTCCTTGATGATCAGCTTACCAGTCGTCTGACGAGATATATTTGCGACCTTTGTAGTAAATATATCTTTCGACATCTTATCAATTTGATCAATGGCTACGTTAAGTAAGTTAGCGTCAATTCGTTCAGCGATTCGCTCCTCTGCCATCTCAAGCGTAATGTAAAGAACGTTGTTGTTTTGTGTGAGGCAGGATGAAGCCATGTGACACATGAATAAAGACTTACCAACACCAGTGCCGGCAAGCGCAATGTTTAGAGTCTTGTTTGGCAATCCACCTTTGGTAATCTTATTAAAGTAGTCGAGATCAAATGGTATGCGAGACTCTTCGGTGTGATAGAACTCATAACGCTTGTCTACGTTCTCAATATAATCGTGACCTACGTTAGCGTCAAAGGCCACAGCCAGAGCTTTCTGTAGTATGTCTGGAAGAGCGTTCTTCGTGAGAGTTTCGTGCTTACCATCAATGATTGAGATTGATTCCATGATAGCGTTATACACTGCACGATCTTGACACCACTTCTCTGTCGTGTCAAGAAGCCAATCATCATCTACTCTCTCTTCAGAGAAGATGTGAGGTAGAATATCAACTGCCATCGTGTGCTGCTCGTTCGATATCTTGTCTGACTGATCAAGCTCGATCTTAAACGACTCAAAGGTAGGAAGCTTGTTGTACTTTGCAACAAACTTTCCAGCTTCCTTAAACAGCGTACGATAGATTCCTTCAAAGTACTCTGGCTTCACAAATGGAAGCACTTTACGCATGTACTTTTCATTTGTTAGAATGTTTCGTAGTATGATCTGTTCAAGATTCGTCTGCATTTCTTTCCTTCGTTTGAACTGTTCCGTCTTGGATACCAGACTCGATGATTGAGTTTAGAATATCTCCTGCAACCTTCTGCAACTCTTCATTCTGCTCCACTGCATCTTTATCTGGAGATTCGACAACGACAAAGTTAAAGGTCAGGCAATCTTTTACTTCATTAAAGGCGATAGCGTGATAAGCTAGCACCGTCTCAATAAAGTCTCCTTTTAATATTCGAATTGCCCAGAGCTCTGGCTTTTCAGCGTGAGGTACAAAGCGATAGTCTACGTTCTCAATCATCTTCGGCATGTTCAATACCTTCTCTGCTGATTGAAAACTTTTTGCGTAAGAAGTCTTTAAAGTCTGACTCTTCAAAGACTGGTTTCCAAAACTCTTCTGTTAAAGTTTCTTTCTCTCTTACTTTTCCATCAACGAGCTCACCGGTTTCTCTGTCAACTCGCTGATACCAACCGTTGCTTGGCTTTGCTACGTATCCACTTTCAAGCGCGATGTCTAGCAGGCCAGACCACTTTTGAACACCGCCTTCCCAAGAGACTGAAATGGGTATCTTTGATTTTTCTTTTACGTATCGCGACTTCTCTACGTTTACAATGAAGTGATATCCTTGAATCTCGGTTCCAACCTTGTCTTGCTGTCTTCCTAAGATCCAGATGTTATCGGCTGAGTAGTAGATTCCTGTACCGCCAGACACAATATCTTTTGGAAACAAGCCGATCTCTTTGTAGGTGTGATTCACTGCAACGAGCGGAATGTCTTTCATGTTTAAGTAAGGAGTGCACATGCGGAAGAGGCCTTTTAAAGCTTTTGCGCGACTCATGTCTGCAACTGACTTTTCATTCATCGCGTCTTCCAACTCTTTCTTTGAAGCTAAGTTTCCGACGGAGTCAATCATGACGATCACTTTATCTCCACGCTCTAGACCTTCAAGCTGAGCAATAAGATCGAACTTAAGCTCTTCTACGTTAGTGATAGGTGTGTGCAGTACTCGAGACGTGTCAATGTCGAACTGCTTGAAGTACTCTTGCGGTGAACCGAACTCGGAATCATAAAACAGAAGGACCGAGTCAGGATACTTTTTCATGTATGCGCTGGCCATGATGAGACCGAACGATGTCTTAAAGTGTTTTGATGGACCAGCCAACACGGTTAGGCCTGGAGCAAGACCACCATCAACTCGGCCTGAAAGAGCAACATTAATCATCGGTACATCAGTCGATACCATATCTTTTTCTGTGAAGAACTTTGATTCAGACAGCACTTCAGTGTGTGCTACCTTCGTGTTCTTCTTTAGTTTATCCATTATACCCATAGCGTTCCTTAGTTAAATTAATCCCACAAAGTTTGATAGTACTTACCGAACAAGCGAAAACCATTTTGTATGCGTTCTTCGTATTTCTCCATACCTTTCCAGTCATAGAACTTAGTGTGATTAGGACCATCGATCATTTCGCTCATTTCATTTTCAAGCTGTAAGAGTTGATGATCACTTTTGCCTGATGTGAATTGCTCTTGCCACGAATCATCAAGCTTACTTTCAAAGGCAAAGATCATTTCATCGAGGACCCAATCCCATCGATCATGAATATCATAACCGCGCTTGTTCCAGCCATGAAGGTCATTCTCTTTATAGAAGTCAAACGTTAGTTGATCATCCCAATCTTCAGTTTCAGTTGTTCGCATATCTTCTGGAACATCTTCTAAGTCAACTATAGCAGAGCTATGTTTTTTTTCCTTGAGTTGCTTGAGCATAGGCAGCACGATGTGGGCTAACGTGTTGTCCATGCTCCATGTATCCCACGGATCGATATGCACTTTGATGGCGCGTTGTTTTTTTGAGTCTATCCAATTGAGAAAACGATACAGCCGAGTTATTGGGCGAGATCTGCCCAGCGAACGCACTTCACCTACTTTAGGCTTTGGCTCTACACTGCCGTGCGCTAACCATTCACCAAAGTCGTGGACCCAATCCGGTTTATTAGGGAAACCAAACTCATCCTTTTCTTCTTTTACCCAGAAGCAAAGTTTTTCTGCGAGCTGATATGGGCCAAACCAATTCGTATACTTTCCAATATAAACTTTCATAATTGATATTATACCATAAAAGTGTCAAGTTGTAAACTTTGTTTTTCATACTCATACGATTGTGACTTGTTGTCTTGTATTAAGAAAGGTGTCTCTATTGTTTCGAGATTTCCAAGTAAGTGTTCTTGTACGTGCCACGCCATGTCGTACGCAGTAGTGACTGGTACGTTTTGACAGATGTGATTAACGTTTCGAACTCCACCCTGCAGCATAAAGTCTTTTGGTAGTTTCATGATTGACAACGCTTCGCGAATCGTAAGAAAGCGATCTTCATCTGGGTGTGTGAGTTGAGTTGGAAAGTGACCGACAAACGCTCCAATGTGGCCTTTTGGAATCTCAACGAGTTTACGCATGATGTTTCCACCCTCTAATAATTTTTTGTGTACAACTTCACAGCGGATGGATTCTTTCTCATAACCCTTTTGCTTCATCCATTTTGCAACGTCGAGATAAGAGACCTTCTTCTCTTCGATATAGTGCATAGGATTTGTAGTTTTATTGATGAGGTGGACAAACTCTTGATGAGTTATGCCACCTTCGATTTCTTGCAAGACATACTTGTAGTACGGGTTCTCTGATGGAACACGCTTGTTTGTGAGGACGTTCATAGGATCACTTGGATCTCGTTTCACGGAACGAATCGTTTCCTCAATCTTTTCGTGCTCTCTCTTTATATATCTGAAGAGAGGCACTTTGTTTCCCTTCCAGAAAAAATAAAAAGTTCTATCTCTTACCTGTGATAGGCCGTGAAGTATTGACTTTGTCTTAAAGATTGAGAGTGTATATCCGTTGTCATTCGCGATTCTCTTTAACTTGTTTACAACCGGTTCGCCCATCTTTGAAGCGAGTCGTGGGGCGTTCTCACCCCAAAAAACACGAGGAGATAGAGACTCCAAGACATAGCCTGCAGTGTTAACCATCCAATCATTCGTAAGACTATCACCGTTAGAAGTAGGAGACAAGCTGCTGAGGCCAGCGCAGGGACACACCGTGTTAACTACGTCAACGTTAGGAAACTGATTGTTAGATCTGTTGTCAAGAACATAGTACGGCACCTCCTTGTTATAATATTCTACGAGGTGCCTATCGTTTGCAGAGAAAGCCTCATAGCTGAGCAGGTACTCGGGTCTCTTTCCAAATACCTGCTGCATAGCAATGGTTTCTCCACCTATCAGTGGAATTATGCTTGCGTACTTCATGCTGCGATCTTACTTACTTCTTTCGTCACGTAGTACTCACTATACCACTTTATAAACTTTTCAACTCCTTCGTGAATCGATGTAGTCGGCTTGTATCCTAGTCTCTGAAGCTTTGTGGTGTCTGACCATGTTTCAGGCGTATCTGCCGGATGTGGAGGAAGCATGTTCATAACAGCTTTCTTTCCAGTGCACTCTTCAATTCTCTTGATAAAGTCCATCAGCTGTACCTGCTGTCCGTAACCGATGTTAAAGATGTCGTGAGTCTTTTCAATCTTGCCTTCTAGCAGAGCGTTAACAACGATCTCAACACCTTGAACGATGTCGTCAACAAAAGTAAAGTCTCTCTTCATATCGCCGTAGTTAAAGACGTCAATTGGAGTTTCGTTTAGAATTCCTCTTGTGAACTTAAAGAGAGCCATGTCTGGTCGTCCATAAGGACCATAGACTGTAAAGAACCTCAGGCCAACGCTTGACTTAATCTTAGAGTGAGCGAACTGACACTCGTTGACATACTTAGACCAGCCGTAAGGATTGTTTTGATGAGCACCCTTATCGTGCTCGTTCCACGGCAGAGGTTGCCCGTGCATTACGCATGAACTTGAAGCGTACACGACTGGAACTTTAGTCTTTTCACACCCCTCAATGAGTCTCTGAGTGCCAGTGATGTTTGTGTCAATGTAAGGTTGAGGCTCAGCCAGTGCGTGTCTCGGATTTGCGTAAGCGGCTAGGTGAAGAACCACGTCAAATCCTAGCGTAGACTCTTCCCAATTCATGTCTCGAATATCAATATTATAAACATCAACATCATATTCTTCTTTTAAAATTTTTGCTCGATCTTCCTTAAGCTCAACTTCATAGTAATCGTTGAAGTTGTCGACGCCAAAGACGTGATGACCTGACTTTTTAAACTGCATTGCAGAGTGAAAGCCAATCATCCCTGCAGCTCCTGTGATTAAAATCTTCATGCAAAAAACTCCTCTAGTCCTTGTGGTTGGGTTGAAGTGATCTCTATAGCCTTTTGAATAATATCTTCAACAACCGGCTGTGCGTCGGAGTGTTGCTTCCAGAAATCAAATGCCATTTCACGCCAATCATCTCTCATAGATGGATCGTTACTTAACTTTACCATTAGTTCTCGGCACTCTTGAAAGTTTGTATAGTCAACGCCAATGGTGCCAGAATACTGACATTGACTGATTGGTTTACCCTGCTTAGCGTGAATCACGTTGTCGCAGAAGTGTTTGTGAAACAATGGAACTGTGCCAGATGCTACACATTCGGCGTGGCAGTTCTCAATGTTATCACCATAAGTTTCAGCCTTGAGATGATACAAGTCTGAACCAAACGCTGAGAGAGCCATGCGCTTCATGGCCTCATCATTTATATATTGAGGATAGAGGTATGCACCTTGATTAGTTTTTTCTTGTCCATGAAACTCTTCAAGAAACTTTTGTGTTTCTCCGTGTTGCTTCTCTGGACGAAAGTAGTTTACAACCTTGCGCCTGTCTGTAGGACTATCGCTCTTGTTGTCTCTATACAACACCAAAGGATATTGAATGGATGCCTCTAGACCTTCCATGACGGTGATGAAGTTGTGATTCATGAGTTCTTTCTCATGAAAGTCAATCATCAACGCGGGACCTTTCCACATCGCAGTGCGGCCGATCCATCTTACAACGTTACTCTGCTGATCTGCTATAGGTCTCCAGTACTTTGCTCGGTGACCATCATAGTCAAATCCAAGACCCATCTTTGTAAGAGGAGTCTTGATCTTGTTCTTACTCATAAACGAGCTGAAGTCGTTCTGAAGACTGTGAGTCATTATCACATCAACTCTTTCAGCGACTTCTTTTAAGTTTGCATTACGTGCAATTGATGCAGCCTTATGATCTACGTTGATAAACGCTTTACGTATATCGATTGCATCTAAAAGTTTTATAAAGTTGTCCTGACAATCTTGTGGATGAGACTTAGATGGAATTGAATAGATGACACAGAGGTCGTTCTCGTTAATGAGATTGGCCATCTCTCTCCATTGACTGCCTATGTTCATCTCGATCTGATTGATGTCAAGCCCCTTTGCTCTTCCCCACTTCTTGTCGTTTGCCGATAAGATAGTTGCACCAGTTACTTTCTGCATCTGAATGGCGCACTGTGTTACACCACAGCCTTCAGTGCCGCGTCCAAGTACAATTACAGTCTTCATTTAGATATTCCTTACATTCCTTTAGTGTGTGCGTAATATATTTATGATTATTGATTTTTCTATTTAAGCCAGAAGGATGCGGCAACGTAAAACACTCAAAGCCTAACCTCTTGACATAACTTGTAACTCGATCACCCCAGCAAACGATCTTATCATGCTCGCTGAGTATGTCTATTATAAACTGTTTGTCTATCGTTGTAAACCGAAAATCCCAGTTTGGGTCTCCAGATAAATTCACAAATGAATAGTAATGGACACCTATCGTGTCCATCCATTGAGTAAACCGAACAAACGCCGATCCTTTAGAGGTACTAACCTTTAGCTTTGATGGGTTTAATCCCACAAATATTGTGTTGATCTTTCTTTTAAAGACAGCTGAACTATTTCGATCTCTGCTTCTTTTAACATTCTTTTTGACCAATTCCATGAATCTTCCCAGGCTGGAGGCACTTCACAAATACTCATAACAACTCTCTTAATACCAACTTGAATGATACCTTTCGCGCACTCGCTGCATATCGGTAGTCCCACTACATATAAAGTAGATCCATCTAGAGAAACTCCTGAGTAGCTTGCGTTGTAGATGACATTCATTTCGGCGTGAACTACATACTTGTACTTTACTTCTCTATCACGATACCTGTCATCATAGTCAAATATCTTTCGAGGAAATCCGTTGTAACCTTGAGCCAGAACGTTTCCTTTTGAACCAACTGCAACTGCACCAACTTTTGTAGAAGGATCTTTTGACCAAGATGCAATGTGTTGAGCTAGATTAAGATACCTGAGATCCCACTTTTTTGATTCATGAATCATTTCTCTTCTTTCCAGTCTTCAAAGCTCCGATTTCTATTAATATCATAATAATGATTTGAATGTCTTCTACTAGCCTCAGTCCATTCACGCGGAGTGGCTTCATCTATGCTTTTTTGAATTGATGGAACAGGCTCTTCTACATGTTTCACGAGATCAAAGTGCCGCTCATAGACATGAAGGTTCTGAACCTGCCAAGTGATTGTTCCAATTCTCTTACCTAAGATATAAGCTGCAGAGTGCAGTGTGTGGAGCTGCCATGCGTAATCGTTCTTGTAACCAAAGACTACATCGTTTGATCGCATTTGAACTACGCAGTGGACCTTATTGTCTCGAATATAGTAGGTGACTGCGTTAGTACAAATGAAGTCGTTCTTTCCATTCTCGTTGTACTCGAGCCAGATGGATGGACGATTATAGATGACAGTAGCTCGACTAGAGTCTGGGTTCTTGACTAGT